TTTGCTAAGTTAATGAGTGAATGTGGAAAATCAGTTGAAGATGGAAAAGATAAAATAATAAAAAAATTATGTGATAATGTGTATATAGAAAAAATACACAGTGAAGGTTTATAAAATAAATAATTATATTATATTTTATAATAATATGGTGTCCTTCTAGCAAAAGTGTTATTTTTTTGCATTTTTTAATCCGCGAAAAATATTTTGAAAATTGGACATTTTTTATGTCCAATTTTTGAAAAGTCGATTTGAGAATTGTAAAAAAAAATGAAAAAATGACTTTAGACCATAATGGTGTAATTTATAAATTTGAATAATTAAAAGTGTTACTGAAAGTTTTTTAATTATTTTTGAAAAAGATTTAGGCTCTTTTTATGTAGTATATATATACTACAAATGACTACAAAGAATGAGCAAAAAGGAGCAAAAAAATATTTTCATTGTATATATTGTAACTTCACATCGTATAAAAAGAATAATTTTGAACGTCATATTATGACAACAAAACATCAAATACTACAAAATACTACATTAAAAGAGCAAAAAGAGCAACCAGACGGTAAGAAGTTTGTATGTGAATGTGGAAAATCATATAAACATCATTCCAGTCTTTATAATCATAAACATAAATGTAATTATAAAAGTATTACAGATTCAAATGCTAATAGTAATGAAAATAATGATATTAATAATAAAGTTGAAGATATTAATAATAAAGATGATAATACAATGAATTATAAAAATTTATTTTTTGAATTAATTAATGAAAATAAAGAAATGAGAAACATGTTAATGAATCAACAAAAACAAATAACAGAAATTATTCCAAAAATAGGAAATAATAATGTAATTAACAATACAACAAATAATAAAAATAAATTCAATATTAATGTATTTTTGAATGAAAAATGTAAAGATGCGATTTCATTGGATGAATTTATTAATAACATAGAAATATCGATGCGTCATCTAATTACAACAAAAGATAAGGGTATGATAACAGGAATAAGTAATATAATAATAGAAAATATGAGTAAACTATCATTATATGAAAGACCTTTACATTGCACTGATAAAAAGCGCGAAACTATATATATTAAAAATGATGAATGGGAAAAAGATGAAAATAAAGAACAAATTAATAAAGCATTAAAACAAATTGAATCAAAACAATTGAAAAATGTTCAAGTATGGTTAGATGAACATCCAAATTATATGAATTGTTCAAAACAACAAGAGGAGTTTGCTGAGCTATTACGCGAATGTGGTAAATCAATAGAAGACAATAAGGACAAAATAATTAAGAATATTTGTAATGAAGTATATGTTGATAAAGATTAATTTTATAATTTTTCAATTGGGATATTATGTTCTTTACTAATTTTTTGACAATATTCATCATTATTATAATCATTAATGTAATATATTTTTTTGATTCCAGAAGCAACTAATAGCTTCATACAATTAAGACATGGATAATGAGTTATATATGCTAAAGCTTCATTACAAGAAGCTCCTCTTTTGGCGCAATCACATAGAGCATTTTGTTCTGCATGAATAGTCGCAACTTCATGACCATTTCTAATAACTTGTTCATGTGTCCCCCCAGGTAAATATCCATTATAACCTTGAGAAATAATTCTATTATCTTTTACTAGAATACAACCAACATGTAATTTTTTACAATCCGAACGTGTAGCAGTAATTTCAACCAATTGTTTATAATATTCACTCCAAGATGGTCTTTTTTCCATTATAATAATTATTCGTAATAATTATTTTAAGTTATTATTTTAATTATTATAATATAAATGGTTAAAAAAACAAAAATTAATTTGAATTCAATAAATACACATATAAATGCTCTAATTGATAATTTAGATGATAAAAGAATTTATAAAAATATAGATTTAGTTTTAGATGGAGGCTTATTTAATGGAGGTTATCAAATAGGATGTGTTTTATATTTAAAAACATTAGAAAAGAAAAAAATTATAAATATAGAAAGAATATCAGGATGTAGTATAGGTTCATTCGTAGGGTTTTGTTATTTAACTAATAATATGCAAGAATGTGTTAATAATTATGAACATTTATTAAAATGTTATAGAGAAAATAATAATTTTAAATTATTCAAAGAATTATTACATGATATAGTAGTAAAAAAAGATTATTCATTAGATATGATAAATAATAATTTATATATAACATATCATGAAGTAAAAAATACAAAAAAAATAACAAAAAATATTTATGATAGTAAAGAGGATTTATATGAAAGCATAGTGAAATCATGTTTTATACCTTACATGTTAAATGATGAATATTATTATAAAGAAAATTATTTGGATGGAGTTACACCTTATATTTTTGAAAAGAGTGACAAAAAAATTATATTTATAAGGTTATTATCATTAGATAAATTATTTGAATGTTTTATAATTAAAAATGAAAATAATATAATAACTAGATTATTAAGTGGAATTGTAGATATTGATAATTTATTTCATAATAAAAAAACGCAATTTTGTTCATATGTAGATAACTGGAAAATGAATGATTATATTATGATAAGATTAAGAAATATAATTTTTATATTAATAGTTTTTAGTATCGAGTATATTATAAAATTTTATAATAATATACCGGAAAAAATAAGAAATTCATATATTATAGAAAACATTCGCATAATAATTAATTATATGTATAAAGATTTTTTAAAAACTCATATTTTATAAACGTAATTTATATCCAAAGAATTTACCTCTTTTATTTTCTGTTTTTTGTAGTTTTTTGCCTTTTTTTTGCGTTCTGCGTTTATTATTTTTTTTAGTTTTTTTAACTATTTTATCTTTGTTTTCTTTTTTATCTTTTTTATCTTTTTCAGAAGGAATGTATCGTAAGAAATATCTGTCATATTCTTCTGTTCCTCTTTTATTTTTCAATTCTTGAAATCTTTGAGTTTTTTCAGCTCTTATAGATTCCATTGTTTCTTGTTTACCATAACAATTAATACTAAACCGTTTTAATAAGCCTTTTTGTTGTAATCGATTTCTAGCTTGAACATTGAATAAATATTGCGCCATACAAAGTAATCTATTTTTATCATAATAGGGGCGATTGCTGTAATAGAAAGCTAAATAAAAACTTAAAATTGTATCAATAGTTGCGACTTTAATATTTCTACCTTTAATTTTAATATTATTATAACTATGACAAGCTAATGGTTTATATATAAAAGCAACTGTATCATTATCTATAATAATTTCATAATGAGGTGCTATTATTTCACCAAAACCAGATTTTTTTAGTATAGTTACATTATTAATACCATTACCTTTTAAACGTTCTTTTGTAATTTGCGCCGAACGTGCTGGATCTTCAGATAATATATCAAAATCAGGATATTTTTTAAGAAAATTTTCTTCTTTTTTACCCATATATTTTGAATATAATGATATAGCGTAACTTCCAAAGAAAACAAGACCTTGATCTACAAAACTGTTTCTTATAATATAATATAATTTATCAGTATCTTCTTTGGTATCATTCTCAAAATTTCTGGCAAAATCTTTAGGATCACAATTGTAGCCTCTAACTGGATAATGTTTATTTAATAATATTAATCTTTTAAGAACTTTTTCCCATCTAGAAACATCACCATCTGGTCTTGATAGTTCAAGATACATGCTCATTCTTAAAAAGTTAGGAGGAGCATACATTATGCCATTAACATGAATTGAATCCATAGATATTGCCTTAAATAACTTATCTTCAAGGAATGTTATATCGGCAACTGGAATAAAGTTAACATACACTTTATATGTTCCAGTATGAACACCTGCTTTTGCCTCAACTTCAGTGTAACCTTTTGAATAATACATATCAGCTAATTCTTGAGCATGTTGTAACGCATTTGGAGAGAAAAAATCATAATCAGGTATTTCAATATTTTTATTATAAAATTGGTCTTGTTGAGGAAGAATATTATTTATAGCTGTTCCACCATAACATACTAATTTTTTATTTTTAATAAAATCTTCAACAATTTTAATAATTGTTATAATTTCAGGAGAATTAGCAATTCTTTTACCGGCTCTTTCTTCGGCTTTATCAACTGCTTGTCTTAATATTTCTAATTCTCTTTCATTAAATCCTTCTTTTGTATATTTTTTCATTAATATATAGAGAGAAAATATACGAATTATATAGTAAATGAGTAGAAATCACTTTTAATTGGTCGAGGTTTGTATGAGTATTTTTCAGGAGGAGGGGATGGTTTATCAATAGTAACAGGATCAAATCTAAGATTCTTGGGTTTTAATACAAATGCGCTATTATTTTCACTGAAAAATAAATCGGCAAATTCTAAATTAGCATCATAATTTTGATAAGCCATGGCAATAAATTGACACCCAAATTTTTGACACATTGAAAAATTAGGATTTACTGGAACACCTGATTTGTCTGGTAAAACAATAGTCATATTTCTTTTATTAAAATCAGAAAAATTATAATCTTGATTATATAATACATCTCTAAATCTAGTTTGTCTCATAAAAACACTACCACTAGCAAGATTTACAAGTTCGTCAAGTTCAGTTTTTTGAAAAAGAGGATTATCTCTATTAACAATAATAATTACCTTGTTGTAGAATTGTTTAATTGGAAGTTTTCCTAAATTTTGACCATTGTTTTCGTAACTATAATTAATTCCCAATAATTTGGATTGTAGGACACTTTTTAATGAGTTATACATTTCAGTATATATTTTTGTATTGTTTGAATTAATTCTAAAATGTAAAATTAATGGATCATCAGGATTGGGGCAATTACCATCAAAAGCATTTTGATTGATAATATCTAAAGCATCAGAGAATGAAACATAATTGAATGTTTCTTTTAAATGAAAATCATTTTGAGAGGATGTAGCAATAACTGGTTTATCGTGAATAGAATAAATTTCAAAGTCTAAACATCTAGCACCTTGCTTAATACATGCTTCTAAAGCACAAGTATTAACATAATCATTTTTAAAATTTCCTGGACTACAAGCATTAAAAGCAGTTTTTATATAATAATCTCTTAAATCATTGTCTTGATTGTTAGAAAATTTTAAAGATTTTATAGGTGGAAAATTTTTATATAGTAATTCCATTTTAGTGCAATTTGCTCCAGTGGGACCGTTCAATCTTAAAATACTATAAATATAATATACAATACCAAAAATTATAGTTATAAATATTAATATTGAAATAATAATAATAATTTGATTATTATTCATTTTATTGATTTTATTTAAAGATTTTCTTGTAGTATCAATAACATTATTTTTTATATTATTGGTAGTATTCATATATAATTATAGTGATAAAATAGTTAAATAT